GGAACTGAAAGATGTTCTAATGCTTTAGGTTTACTCAAGCATTATGATCGTTTCGTAAATGTACAAGGTGATATGCCTGATGTGACTAGCGAAATGATTGAAGCATGTTTAGATCCATTAGGCTTTTTTCACGTTTCTACTGTTTATACTAAAATGCCAAAGGAGCTGCAACAAGATCCTAATACCGTAAAATTAATTAGATTCGAAAATAGAGCTTTATGGTTTGGTAGAGGATTTACTGGTTATGGAGATTGGCATTTAGGTGTTTATGGCTATAATAGAAATTACTTAGCTAAATATTGGTCTTATATGAAACCCGTTGAAGAAAGAATTGAAGATTTAGAACAGTTAAGGTGGATAAAAAACGGTGTACAAATCGGTGTAAATAGTGTACAATATAATGGAGTAGAAATTAATACAAAGGAAGATGTAAGGAAATGGCATGCTAGCAGGTAAAGTATGGGGTACTACAAAACTCATTGAAGCAAATGGTGCTTTAGAGTTTCACCGTATTGAAATGGAAGAAGGTGGTGTATGCTCTAAGCATTTACACCGCTATAAATGGAATGGATTCTATGTAGAGTCAGGCAAAATGCTTATTCGCACATGGCAACGTGACTATGATTTATGTGATGTTACAATTCTTAATGAAGGTGATTATCATAAAGTTAAACCCGGCCTTTATCATCAATTTGAGTGCCTAGAAATGGGAGTGGCTTATGAATTATATTGGGCAGAGTTTAATCATAATGACATTGAACGTGAGTCTGTTGGTTATCATATGGATGACGTAGACGATAAATATGTATAGAGTAACAGCATACTTTAGAGACCGCAAGGTATCACAAGAATTTCACGATGTAAACGATGCAATCGAATTTCGTGATGATGTTGATGCACACTATCCAATTAAAGTAATTTTTAGAAAGGTAATATCAATGAAAGAATGGATATATAATTGTTGGAATGTAGTGATGGATCATGAAAAAAATCCATTGAGCAATATTCCAGATTTTAGTACACGCCATATGATTATGCAAGTACTCGCATGGATGTGGTGTATCGTATTTGCTATTATCGTTGGTAGTATGTGGGCAGGTGTATTTAGTATGATGCTTCATACATTATTATTAGGTGCTGTTGCAATAACAGTTGCCACATTTGAAACTGCCAAACGTAAGCCAACTTTATTTACAAGCCGCAACGGTCGTGGATATGGTGGTGAACATGAGTGAACAAACCTACTATTGTACAACTAAAGGATTGGGCTGGGCTTTTTTAGTCATATTTTTTATTATTGCCGTATTGCCAGTGCTTATGCTTATGATGATGGTGGGTCTAGAAGATTATGGTCGATACTGCAATCTTAATATTTTACCTTGCTTTGGACTTAATAAATGAATAACAAAATAGAACAAACTATACTTCGTAATCTACTTACAGATGACGAGTATATGCGGCGTGTTTTGCCGTTTATTAAACCAGAATATTTTGAAGGTCCATACCGAACTTTATTTAAAGAAGCAGGTAAGTACGTAGCAAAATATAATAATTTGCCAACAGCAGAATCATTTGTAGTTGAATTAAATAATTCAAATTTAAGCGGCGATGCTTACACCGCAGCATGCGAAATTGCTGAAACATTATTTGTTGGTGATGCTGTTGATGAACAATGGTTACTTGATAGCACTGAAAAATGGTGTCAAGATCGAGCAATTTATAATGCTGTAATGGAATCAATTACAATCATTGATGGCAAGCACGATAAATTAACTAAAAACAGTCTTCCAAGTCTTTTACAAGATGCTCTTGCAGTTACATTTGATGCTTCAGTTGGTCACGACTATACCGAAGATGCTGGAAATCGTTATGAGTTTTATCATGCTGAAGAAGACAGAATTCCATTTGATCTAGAATATCTTAATAACATTACTAAAGGTGGTGTACCAAACAAAACCCTTAATATTGCTTTGGCTGGGACGGGGGTTGGTAAATCTTTGTTTATGTGTCATGTTGCTGCTAACGCCTTAGTTGAAGGCCATAATGTTTTATACATTACAATGGAAATGGCAGAAGAAAGAATTGCTGAACGCATTGATGCTAACCTTTTAAATGTTCCAATTGATCAATTAGATACAATGTCAAAGGACATGTTTACTCAAAAGATTGCTGATCTTTCGCGTAAAACAACCGGTAAGCTTATTGTAAAAGAATATCCAACTGGCTCTGCTCATGCTGGGCATTTTAGAGGGTTATTAAATGAGTTAAAATTAAAGAAACAATTTGTGCCTCAAATTATATTTATCGATTATCTTAATATTTGTGCATCAAGTAGAATGAAAGGAATGGGAGGTGCAATCAATTCATACTCTTACATTAAAGCAATTGCTGAAGAATTACGTGGCCTTGCGGTCGAGTTCGACTTACCGATCTTTTCTGCAACGCAAACGACTCGTTCTGGTTTTAGTAACTCGGATGTTGGCCTTGAAGATACCGCCGAGTCTTTTGGATTACCCGCAACCGCAGATCTCATGTTCGCACTTGTCTCAACCGAAGAACTCGAAAAATCACGACAAATAATGGTTAAACAATTGAAAAATCGTTATAATGATCCAACCAATCATAAGAGATTTGTTTTAGGTATAGATCGAAGTCGTATGCGATTATATGATGTAGATGAAAGCCAACAAACATTAACAGATGATACACCAGTTTTTGATAAAACGGTATCAGGTAAAAAGTTTGAGGATTTTAAACTATGAAGGTTTTACTTGTAGGTTCTACATTTGAAGAAGACAATAGTTATCCGGCAGTCCAATTGCAAAATTATAAAATTGTTTTTGATCAAGCAGATGTTGCAACTATACGTAAACCAGAAAAAGATAAAAAAAATCCGATATATTATAAAAAAATTATTGAAGAATTGTATTCATATAACTTAGATGATTATGATTTTATTATTGGTGTAGGAGATTTTTATTGGTCAGGATTATCTAAAGCGCATAACTTTGTAAAGCCAAAAACTAAAGCTAAATTTGTTGAATTTAATAATAACCCAGAAATTTTAAGTGATGTTCCTGACTACGTGTTATATCATTTAGATGTTTCAACTAATAATAAAAAATGTAAATACGTTGGTCAAGGCTTAGATCCTTTTAAACTATCAATATCTGACTCTTCAGAAGAGTTAAGGATTTTAGTTGATCATAGAATGGCAAATAGAAATGATATGACAGATACAATTTTGTCATACCTTGAAGGTGTAAGCAAAAATATTCCTATTAAAGTAATTCACCATTCTAATTCTGGATTAGTTGAAAATCAATTTATTGAACCATCAAAATCAAAATTACTTTCTACATATAAAAAATATCCATATTCAACAATGTGTAAACTTTATAGTAATATTGATTTGTTTTTTCCAACTCATAGAGAAACTCAAGGTTTAACCGCATTAGAAGTAGCAATGTGCGGTGGATTATCTATTATATCGTATGATATGTATCCTCATTCTATAAAAACTAAATTACCGCACTATGCATATGGATCTTTAGGGGATATAAATTGGAATAGTATTTCATCGTTATGTGGCGAAAAACATAAAATTGCAAGAAGAGAAAAAGTTATTAAAAACTTTGGAATAGATAAGTTTAAGAAAAAAGTCAATGAGACTTTAGAAAATTTAATTTAAATAAATATTAAAATCAGAAAGGTCTTTCAGTGGAGTCGTCTTTGAAAGTAAGATTAATTAGTTATTCACAACCAGCAGAAAATGCATTTATAGGAATTGATGATGTCCAAGATCTCATCGCGTATTGCGCCCGTGTCTCGAATCCATCCAACCAATCTAATACAAAGACAGGTGAAAGACTCCTGTCATACCTTGCCAAAGAAAACCATTGGTCGCCGTTCGAAATGGTCTCAGCCTGTCTTGAAATCGAAACTACCCGAGACATCGCAAGACAAATCTTAAGACATCGTTCATTTTCTTTTCAAGAGTTTAGTCAGCGATATGCTGATCCTCTTCAAGATTTGAAAATGGTAAAACGTGAAGCAAGATTGCAGGATCATAATAATAGACAAAACTCAATTGAAATTGAAAATGATCCAGCTCTCATAGAAAATCACAAACACCAAGATCTTATTGTAGAATGGGGACGCCGGCAAGCTGGTCTTATGAAACAATCACAAGAAGTTTACAATTGGGCAATTGATAATGGTATTGCTAAAGAACAAGCTAGATCAGTGTTGCCTGAAGGTAATACTATTAGCCGTCTTTATATGAATGGTACTATTCGTTCTTGGATGCATTATATTGAACTAAGATCTGGTAATGGAACTCAAAAAGAACACCGTGAAGTTGCAATTGCATGTGCTAAAGAATTAGAAAAAGTATTTCCAATCATAAGAAAATTCATAAAAAAATAAAAAAAATGCACTTTAAACGCATTTAACGGTGTACATTTCCTCAAAACTGTAGTATAATAGTACTATAAAATGGAAAAGAGGAAAACCGAAATGATCTATACAGTATGGCAAATTCAATACTCTGAAGCAGATATCGAAGCTATTAACGCTGGCGAAACCAATGCTAAGTATATTGCTAAAACAGATATGAACTTTGATTTTAAAGGTGATAAGATCACAGATATTGCTAATAAAGCTCTTATGGATGGTCTTTATACTCATGTTTCTGATATCCGTGCCCATAATCCAGAGCATTGCTTTCAAATTGGCAACATGGGCCCTGAGTCAAAAATCACTCGTTTATCACGTATGTCTTCACTTTCAGTTGGCGATATTATTGTTAACGCTGAAGGTACGGTTTCAGTTGTAGCTAACTTTGGTTTTGATGTAATTGGAATCAAACCTGAAATGTCAGCAGCTAATGTAGTTTATAACATGGAGGAAGTAGTATAATGAATATTCAAATAATGCATGAGCAAAAAGAAAATCGTCGTACTGGTGATAATGAAGGTGAGACAATTTATTTCGAATCAAAAGGCTGGTGGGGTGGCGGCCCTATTGCATTTCGCCGTGAAAATGATACTTGGTCAATGTCTACTAGTTCTGGGGGTCAAAACTCTGTCGATGTTCTTGATAAAATTCGTGAAATGAAAGCAATGTTAGATTATGCTGAATCAACTATTCTAGAATCAAGAGCTCCTGCTCAAGAGTATGATGGTATGGAGATTGTAAGATAATGGCAATCATTCGTGTTGACTCAAATGAATTACCCGAACATGGTTCTCCTCAAGACCGTGGTGGTGCTGATGCCTATTATGGTCGGCAATATGATCCACACTGGTATCCTGAAGGATCATATAACGGTGATCGTATTGAAATGGCAAATATGGATTCTGAACAAATCGTAGAATACACATATGGTTATAATAACGAAGAAGATAGAAAGGATTGGGGCTAATGTTTAAAACATTACTATCAGGCATGCTTACTGGTTCAATAATCTTAAGTAGCATTTATGTACTACCTGTGTATGCTCAAAAAGCTGAGCAAGAAAAATTTGATGCTCAAGAAATTGAATGTTTAGCACTTAATATATACTTTGAAACCCGCGCAGCATCTTTGGCTGATGCCGCAGCCGTTTCAGATGTAGTTTTAAACAGAGTAAAAAGCAATAGATATCCTGATACTATTTGCGAAGTTGTGCATCAAGGACACCAAAAACCATCTTGGAAAAATCCAGATAAAATGGTTATGGTAAAAAACAAATGTCAATTTAGTTGGTATTGTGATGGTAAAGCTGATGTCCCTCATGACGATGAATCTTGGGAAAAATCTCGTAAACACGCCCGCGATGTATATATCTATGGTATGTATACTGGAATTACTGAAGGTGCTACACATTATCATGCTACATGGACAAACCCATTTTGGGCACCAAGCCTGAATCGTGTAGCTCGTATTGGTGGGCATATATTTTATAGGAGTAAATAATGGCTAAGGCTAAAGAAAAACAAGCAGGTGATCAAACGTATTCACACGACTGGAATACAACTTGGGATAGTACTATAACGATTGATCCCACGTATTTCAATGATATTGAATATAAATTCAATGAAAAAGAAATTTTGAATGAAATACAAAGATATATCGATTCAACATATACTTCACATTATTCTAAAAACAAATTTCAAGCTACAGAGTTTATTTTTGATGGTGGTCATGCAGAAGGTTTTTGTATTGGCAATATTCTAAAATATGCTCAGCGTTATGGAAAGAAAGGAAATGCTGATCAAGGTAGAAAAGATCTACAAAAAGTAATTCATTATGCGATTATGGCAATTCATAGTCATGATTTGAAAAATCAATAAACTTCAGGTCGTATTTTTGTAGTATCAACTAATTGAGGTTTACAATACGCAGTGGCTTTTAATTCTGGCGGTATCTGATGCCGATAAGAATAATTGCCATAGCGTTTTGTTACTTGTTGAGCAAAATAATTGCATCTCTCAATTGACCAAAAATGCATGTCATTACTTATAGTTTTACCACCTACTACAACCACAAGAATAAAAACATGGGCTAACATTAAATTCCGCCATTGTTCTTTAAATAAATTAAATACAGTATTCCACCTGCAGCGGCGGTGACAATTAAAACTAATACGCCAATCGCAATAATTTCAAAAAGCTTTTTTTGCCTTTCTTCTTGTGCGTATATTGTTTCTTGTCTTCTTTTACGGATATCAGCTTCAGTCTTAACTAACTCGTCCCATGCACTTGGTCCTCTTGTAGCAGTAATAATTTGTCTAAGTTGATCACGCATATCTTCAGCTTTTTTCTTTGCCATAAAGATTTGCATTGCTTCTTCTTCAACAGAACCTGCTTGAAATAACTTTTTAAACAGTGGAGGTTTTCTATTCATCTCCTCTGCTTTTTTAATATCACTTACAGCGCCCATCCATTTGCCTAAGACGCCTGCCATATTTTCTATATCTTGTCCTGCAGCTACTGCAGATTTTACAGCATTGAATGCTGTGCTAGCAATTCCTAGTGCGCTAATAGGATCAATCATGAACCATACCTCTTTATTATTAGATAATCATGATCAACGTACTTGTCACCCTCGTTACTATTTATAAATTTATTGCATTATAAGTGATAAAAATGAAACAAAGTGTATGTACTTTTTTTTAAAACTGTGGTATAATATTGAAATGTATAAATAAGAATGTAGATGATTGAGGATAGACAGGACGCGGGGGCGGTACCCGCCGCCTCCACCATAAACACATTAGGGAATAATGACTAAGATAACAAAAGAAAATACA